AACAATGTGAGCTACAGTCCAGCCAGTCGCCGCCGTATTATTCTTGATAGTTACCCCAGCTCCGGCCGAGCCATCGCAGAACGAGGAATAAAGAGTTTGCTGTCCCGCCGGATAGTCGATACTGTCTCCGAGAGGAGCGATGATCCACTCGACGGTCTGTGTCCGATAAATCAGCGCCATGCCCTTCGGCTTGATGTTCTGCGGTCCGGTCGTCGTCGTACCAGCGAGATAGAGAGTATCCGTGTCGATGGCGACTTCCAGATCGTCAGTATCCGAGTCGTTGACGATAAGGATCGTGACTCCGAGGTTCGCGAACGTACCCGAGGCGTTCGACGGAATCGTGACCGTATCACCAGCTCCGTGGGCAGAGCTGAAGAAGATGCACTTGCCCTCGTCCTCGGCCTCCAGAGTATAGTCAGCGGTATGCGGACTGTCATCGTCGAACGGATACCCGAGGTATCCAGCTCGCTCTCCGGATAAAAGCAGAGACCCTATGTCGAAGGTGTTAGTGTTCGTGAAGATGTTGATCGCGTCCTTCAGCGGGACGTTCGTACTCAAATTGCCGTCCGGAAGATCGCCGGTGACCGCGTCCGGGTCGGCGAGGTCCAAGGCTCCGAAACCAAGCACGCCCGCAGCACGACGCAGTACCTGACCGTCTGCGGACGCCGCGATAGACGCCATTACGCCGGCAGAGTTGGCCGAGCGACCGAGAACCGACAACGCCGACCCGTCGGCGATGTTCGCGAACGGGAGGAGACCCGTTATTCCATTCGTCAGATCGATCTGCGCCCAAGCAGGAATATTTCCGACTCCAGTGTTGCTGAGGTACCGTGTAGCCGTCGGACTCGCCGCGAGCCTGGACAGAATATTTGCCGCACTAGCGTAGATGATGTCTCCCAGGACGTAGGCATTAAGCCCCGTTCCACCGTTGAGAGGGCTGAAGACTCCAGTGGTCGGTACTCCCACAGCTGCGACCACGTCCGTGCCGTCCGAGTAGAGAAGTAACGACGTACCCTGCGGAACGACGATGCCCGCACCCAACTGCGTCTTGACCGTGAGTGCGAAGGCTCCGGAAGTTTCATTCGAGACCCAGTACTGCTGAACGGTCGTCGGAACGATGATGTTTCGATTTCCCGTCAAAAGACCAGTCAACGAGTACGAGATGCGGTTCAGTTCCACGCCTGCGAGGGTGTAGTCCCCTGTACCCGCGACGTTGATCGAGGTCGTGTCGAAGTTCGACGGTGTCGTCCGACTCAGGCCGATTGTGAAAAAGTTCACACCGTCCGTGTAGATGATCGAGGACGTGAACGGCGATAGTGCCAGCGTCGCCGATCCGTCAATGGTACCGGCGGCCGGAGTAATCGTCCACGTACCGGTGCCGTTGTTTCGGACGTAGACAAACCAATCCGTACCCAACGTGGCAGGGTCCGGAAGCGTTCCAGCTCCTACTCCGCCCGTCCACGAGACCATCGCCGCCCGATCCCCATCGACAATAGCAAGCGGACTGACAGCCGAGGACCGAGGCAGAATCTTGACATTCAGGGTGGTAAGGATCGCCTTGAGTCCCGCCCCTGCGAGCGCGGCCGCTACGGCCGACGAAGCCCCGGCCCCGTACTCGAACGTGCGCCAGACGCCCGCCTGCGTCGTATTTAGAGCCAGATAGAACTCCCAGACCTCGCCGGAAGCGACCGAGCCGATAGCCCCGCCTGTGTTGTCGAGAATCGTGATCGTGTTCGCACCGACGTTGTTTACCAGGACCGACTGGCCCGGATTTGAGATACGTGCGTCGGGGAATGTGATCGAGAGTCCCGCGGCCGGAGAGACCTCCAGGATATCGGGGAGGACGTTCTGTCCCGGCATCGCGACTTCAGTCGGCCACTGGAGCGTGACATTCGCTACTGGCGCTAACGCCAGAAACGAGAGTTGGGACGGGAAGATGTTATCCCCGCCGAAAACTGGTGCGAAAGGCATTAGACTGTCCTCCGAACCACCGAGCGGTCGATGATTCTCTGTAGGTCCTGTGCGTTCAGCTTACCGAGCTGTGCGGTGTACGTCGCGGCCCAGGCGGCCGTCCACGTACCGTCCTTCAGGTACGGGAATGCCTGGACCAGCGCACCGTAGAGAAGGGCCTGCGGAGCATACTCCGTAAGCCAGTTTGACTGATTCACCGCGTCGAGTAGCGGAGGCTGTTGCCAATAGTTCCACTCATACGGATAGATGATATCCGGAGTCGGAACGATCAGCATGTGACCGTAGTCATAGTCAGAGTAGAACTCGGGCTGCGCGGTCTCCGCAGGGTTCGGCCAATACGTTCGGCAGTACTCGTAGGAGCGCGGAAACAGCTGGACCCGTCTCTGAAGCGGCCCTACACCTATCCCGATGTTGATACTCGCGGTCGCGCGCCAGCGATCCGGTTTCAGGTAGACGGATGTGCCGGCGGCCAAGTCATCTGTGACTGGATTCAAGAGGCCCAGGATTTTGAGTTCCGTCGCGATGTCCCTCTCCGCGAGGTTAATCAACGACGGAATCTGTTCGTAGACCTCAGGGTCCGCCACGTAGCCTCGCTCCAGGTACCGACGCATGTCAGCCTGAAGAGAAGTAAATGTCATGGCCACCGGCATGGTAGTGCTCCGTTATCTGCGGTTGCGGGACCGACCTGTGGTCCGAGCCGCGTCCGGCAACTCGGGCTCCGGGTCAGGCTGAGGCTCCGGTTCCGGCTCCGGAGGTTTCCGCGCCTCGACCTTGGCTCTGGCCTCTTCGACGATGGTCATCGCCGCATCCAAGCGAGCCGTGAACTCCGCGAAGTCTCGCTCGACAGGAACCTGCCCGGCCGCGGCCATGGCAGCGATCCGTTCGGCGAACTCCTTCAGAGCTTGTGCGGTTCTCTGACCTCCTTGAATCAGCTGCACCAAGTGGGCGAGGAGGCGGACGTTCTCTTCCGCCCGGATTCCGCCTCCGCCCAGAGCTGGATTTCGCACCAGCGTCGCGAGCGCGTTCAGCGCCAATAGGATCGATTCCATTACCGTGCCTCCCTCATGATCGTCTTCATGGCTTCGATAGTTGTCGACGCGTCGGTGGCCCAGGCATCGAGGCTACTCAGCGCCGCGTTGAGTCTCCCTTGCTGAGTCGAGTCCGCCACGAAAGCTGCCCGAGCAGACTCGGCCTCGTTATAGGCCAAGAGCCCTGCTCTCGCGACGGCGGCCCCCGAAGTAGCCGCGACGATCAGCCGCTCCTGAACACGATCCGGTAGAGTATCCGGCGCCAGGAGAGCCGCAATCTGCTCTACCATGATCGTGACCGTCCCGTAAGCCGCCAGAGCCCTTTGCTGGCTCGTTTCGGCCTTCGAGATCGGATTGAACTGGGCACACGCTGCGATAGCGACAACCGCTAGCGCGACCCAGGCTGTTGAGAACTTGTATTGCATTTTCCTACCCTATTTCTGTAGATCGAGTAACGCAGTGGACCGACTGCCGACGGGATTCAGGTCTGCGAGCGAGTTGATCGCGTAGCCGATACTGATAGCGCTGACGAAGTTCAGATTTCCGCTATCGATCAGCATGAAGAACGCGATGGTATTACCGAACAGAGTCGTCAGCGTCTCCTGCCAATGGGCCAGTAGACCGCCGAGGGTCGCCGTTGAGCCGTCCATCGCCGCCGCTCCCCACTGCTTGAGCAGCGAGACGAGAGACCCGGCGATCATCAGACCGTACAGGACCCAGGGGTTCTTGAGGAACTCCGCTGAGACCGGATCGGCCTGTGCGAAAGCCGCGAACGTCACCAAGAGACCAAGGACCAGAAGCGTTGATAAAGATTTCATGAGACTACCTCCACGTGCGGAGCATCGAGAAAGGACTCGTTGGGATCGCGATTGACACTCCGGAAGTCGCCATCCCAGTCTAAACCGAAGCGGAGCTTGACTCCCCGCTGAAACGCGAGAGCCTGAATTACGCCCATGATCCGACCGAAAGCAATCAAGTCGTGCCAGTCGATTTTCGCGCCCGCCTCGAAATAGAGCGGCGCTAAGTCTACCGCATCCGACGGCAACTTGTTGTGTTTTCCCTGCGGCCATGGGAGCTTGGACTTACCCTCTGCCACAGCCTTATCCTGAGCCTCTTTCCCACGATGTCCTTCGAGAACCATAAAGGGTACGATCTTCTCAGCCTCCATAACTATGTCTCGGAGAACGGGATTCACCGTGGAGAGGCGCTGTTCGGCGACGACGGATAGTGTCATTGCGGCTTCTCTTTCTCTTTCTCGACCCTAGAAGTCTCACGCTGATCGCTCTGACCTTGGATATACGCCTTAGCAACCAGTGCGTCCTTCATGCCGTTCATCCCGCTGTGAACCCCATCAAGCTTCTTTTCTACTTTGCGAAATCGCAGCCAAA